GGTTTATCCCCCGGCACTGGGATAATACCGCCACCCCTAAGCCCTGGGGCGGAAATACAAATACCGGGGCACGGCTAAGTCGCAGGGGTAAAGGAGGATGTATGATTAAAGTGGAAATTACCCGTACGAAAAAGGGCCACCCCGCCCTTTGGGAGGAGGGTGGGGGGTACACTAACACCGGAGGAGCGCAGGTTATCTGCGCTGCCGACGGGTCGCCAAAACGGCCCGTTTATGTCCGGAACCGTGGGCATTTAGCCTGCGGGGAACACGCTTTATTTATCATTAAAAAAGGCGACGTGGTGGTACGTGCCAACCACCACCGCCGGGACTTTGAAATTACCGTTTATACGGTCTCGGATATTATCACCGAGACCGAAGAAAAAGAATACCGCACACGCACCTACGCCGTTTTAAAACCCCTCGCCTGCTTTGATATGGGCGAGTGGGACAATGAGGAAGTAGCTGCCCGGTATGAAGACGCTATCCGGGCAGCAAAAGAAAAGGCTACCTGCTATCATTGCAGGGAGCCACACTTCTTAACCGAATAGAAGGAGGTGAGATAACAGAGAGAAATGAGGCATTAGCGACGTAACACTCCGCCGTTTAGTCCAGATAGACGACTTCCAGCATAAATTCGTCGCCCAGTTCCGTAAACTGGCAGCTGACCAGCGGTAGCGGAAAGCTCCAAAAACTAAAAAGGGGGATGGGTAAAATGAAATACAACGTAGGTCAAAAAATCTATTACCGGGGAGATGTAGCCAATCGCCCTGGTTGGTTTAAAATAACAGAAGCAATACATGACAAATACTTTAAGGGTTACGAATTAAAAGAGATTGACGGCGAGCGGTTGTTACGAGTTCCCGAATATATGATTTCAGAAATAGACAAAGGGAATGGCTCAACAAGGTTCGTTACAGAAGTGGCTTATAAAGCATATAAAGAACAACAACTTCAGCAACTTTATAAAGCGCTGCAAGGCTAACTGCCTTGCCCGGAGCCCCGGCAGCGTCGAGGTTCCAGGGAGGGCAGAAGCCCGAAAAAACTAAACGGGAGGCGGTTAAAATGACAGTCAAAGAGTTAAAAGACTGGGCTAACCAGCTCGGGCTTACCTTACACACCTGGGCGCCAGGAGACGGCGTAACTCGCTACCGGTTTTTTAACTACCCAGCCGAAAGTTATAACTCTGGTTGGGAAATTAAAACAGTGCTTGGAAGGAAGGACGCAATATTATTCTTAGAGGCTTACCAGCTCGGGTTATATGCTAAAAAGGAGGTCTAAAAATGAACGCAATGTTTTAGCTCTGGCTTTCGAGGACATTCTCGAAAGTTACAAAGTTACCCCGGCGGGGTATAAATTGGTTATTCGTATACCCCGCCGCCAAGGTAGCGAGGGGCTCTATAAAATAAGCGACACAGATAGCCATTTTAACCTTGAAAACTGCCTGCAAGAAAACTTAGCATATCGTTTTAGGCTTTAATCGAACCAGCCGGGGCAACCCCCGGCGATGGGATTAAAAATTAAAAATTAAAAGGAGGCGTTTTAACGATGTTAAAAGGTTTAAAAGCTGCTAACAATTTATTAATTCAAAGACTTGGCGTCCAGGCGGTTAACCTTGACTTGCCTATCGACGCCATGCAGCACGCTGACTTAGCCGGGACTTGTTATATAGTCCCGGCTGACACAAATACCAAGGTATTACTCGATACTTTTAACGTTTTACCTCAGGACAATTGCTATAATTACGCACACTATACAAATTATGGTAAGCTAATTTTAAACGAGAACACAGCGCCCGTTTTAGCGATAACACCTCAAGCTATTCGTGAATTATTGCTTAATGACGTAACTCATACCGTCGGACTTAATTTCGACACGTTAACGAGCTTGTATAAACATACCTTAATAACTAAAGATGCTTTTTACAGACCTTATTACAACGTCGTTTTTAACTTTGTTGATGATTATTGCAAACTAATAGCCAGCGACAATCACCGCCTTTTAAATATAACTATAGCATGCGATGAATTTAACTCAGCGCCAGCAGCGTACCCCGTACCTAACATTTTTATAAAAGCTGTTGCTGACTACCTTAAAGCCAACAAGTTAAAGCAGCCAGCTACATTCAAGTTTAACGCTCTTATAAACTATGCTATAGCTATAATAGACTTACCAGACAAGACACAAACAGTATTTGCCTTTAAGTTATCGTCGGTTAGTTACCCTGACGCATTTGAAGTTTTAAATGACTTTTTTAACTTAAAGAATTTTACCAAAGCTTTTAACATTCATTTAAACAAGGCTACCGTAAAAGCTTTAATTGATGCTATTAAAGCTATTAAGCCTAAACGTCAAGATATACCTAAAGACCTGAGCCCAGCTGTTATAATTAATTTAACTGACATGCAGCCAGTAACTGTTAGTAACAAGTACGTCCCTGGCGTCGACGTTACCGTACCTGGTACAATCATGACGGCGCCAATAGAGGACGCTTACCAACGATATGAAAAATTCACAGTTAACCCTGACTACCTTTTAGACGCTTTAAACGCCGTCGCCAGCTATAACGATGTTGTCGTGAATATCCTACCTCATAATAATGCGCTGACAATACAGGCTAAAACGGGGTCTATAAGAATAATTGTGTTAGGTATACGGGAATAGCAGGGCTGCTAACTGTCAAGCAGCCCTGCCTAAAATAAACTTAAACAAGGAGGCGTTTTAACGATGAACGGCGGTAAACTTGTAAAGTCTTACCAAGACCAAAGAAAAGGCAATTTTATTAAAGTTTATGAGTATGCCGGGCGTTTTTATGTACAGGCTTATAAACGCTTTTCGGGGGTAGGAATAATAAAAATTGCATCTTGTGAAAAAGATTTTTGGACGCTTGAAGATGCTAAACAGTACGCACAACAATTAAAAAGGGGGCTCTAAAATGTTAACAAAATTAATTTTAATAACTGCTTTACAATTTTTAATTACAATTGTATTTTTTGTATGGTTGATTATTTATACAAAAAATTACTTTAATACGAGTAACAAAAAAGTTTTAAAAATTAAGCGCTATACCACAAGGAAGGAGGGCTTTTAATGTTTGAACAAATAAAAGCTCGTGCTCGGGAATTGGGTTTTAGTTTAGAAAAGAACAACACCAAAGAATATGTTTTAAGGCGTGACGGTTATACTGTTATGGCTGTTTATAACTTGCAGGTGGTAGACGGCTTTTTGTTTGGTTATGCTTACGGGTACAATATCGGCTTTGAGGAGGGCGTAAAATGGGGACGGAGTACCGCTACTCAAAGTATCTTAGAGAGCTAATAAAGCTCCTTACAACAATTAGTAAATTGTCAAATAAATTTGAATTACCTGAACACTTGAACAAGGCTATTGATGAATTTTATTTAAACCTCCAGCGGGAGCTTATATTTATTGATACTAAACAATCCTTGCAATTGGAATATTTAATTAAATATTTATCTACCAGCGAAAATGTAATTTATACTGGTAAGACTACCACAGACCCGGAGCCTAAGATTTATTTTAAACCCTTTCCGAGAGGTGCACGAATATTCTATGATATTGTCACAAACAAACTCGGTTATAAGAAAACTGCTAAACACGTTTACGCTAAAGGTATTCGTAAAACTATTTACGGCATAGGCTTTTCCATAGAAGAATTAGCCCAAATAGGCGTCCCGGATAGAATATTAGACCAGTACGAGGAGGCTTTAAACAATGGTTATTAGTACCATTAATAAAGTAACCTTTAACACCGTAAAAACCTTAAAAGGTAATTATGCTTTAACCGTAACAATGTTATACGACGCTTACAATAAATACAGCGACGTTTTAAAACCTATCTTTAAGCAATTAAAAGCCACTTACACCCCGGCTTTAAAAGCGTGGGTATTACCGTTGACGGTTTACTATATTACCCAGTTACAGAAGACATTTAACCAGTTAGGCTTTACTGTCGAATTGACGGAAGCAGTAAAGCAATTTATACGAGAGCGCCAGCAAGTGCATAATATTGACCTCGAAAACCTACCGCCAAGTTTGCGTGGTTATCTTGAAAGTTATGCTGACAGACTTTATTCCCACCAGATAAAAGGAATTGCTGTATTAGTATTAGCAAAAAAGTTAATATTAGGGGACGAGATGGGGCTCGGTAAAACCGTCCAGACCGTCCTTGCTATACAATACGTATTTAACACGTACAGAACACCGCCTAAAGTTTTAATAGTTTGCCCTAAAAGTTTAATTAGAGTGTGGCAGGAACATCTTGAAACATGGTTAGACCCCGAACAAAAACAGACAATTATAGAAAACACTACTATTATTAATTATGAACAATTTAGAAAAGTTTATAAAACTTTACAAAAAGATACCAGTTACAGAATTGTTATAGCCGACGAGGCTCACCGGCTGAAAAATCGGAAGGCTTTACAGAGTAAAGCTTTCCTTGTATTCATTAAGACGGTAAAGCCTGACTACACCTGGCTTTTAACGGGAACACCTATCGTTAACCGTCCGGATGAGATATGGCATTTATTGGCAATTTTACAGCCAGCAGTTTATACCAGCTATTGGAATTTTGTAGCTCGGCATTGTGAAATTTATGACCGCCCATGGGGCAAGGAAATTGGCGGATTAATAAACCCTGTCGCATATAACACCGAGGTCAACGAATTCCTTTTAAGACGTACTAAAGCTGACCATTTAGACTTACCGCCTAAAGTTTATCATAAACACTATATAACTTTGTCCAATAAAGAATTAAAAGCTTATAAACAGCTTGAAAAAGAATTTATTACTACTTTTGACCTTGAGGACTTCGAGGCTGAGCTTGAAGTCCCGACAGTCTTGGCGCAGTTAACACGTTTACAGCAGTTAGCTTTGGATTACCGTTTACCGTTATTAAATACTAATGAGGTTACTAACTTTGAGGTTACTAACTTTGAAGTCAGTAGTTTACAAACAGGCACAAAGTTAGCGTCAATTCTTGAGTTTATAGACAATGACATACCGCCTGAAAACAATGTTATTGTGTTTACAACTTTTGCCTCGTTTATAAAGTTATTTGTTAAAGCCCATAAAGCCGGACGTCCTTTATATTTGATAACCGGAGAAACCCCGGCACAGGAACGCCTTGCTATTGTAGAGAAGTTTAACAGTAGCACAGGCGCTATATTAGCAGCCACAATGCAAACAGCAGGCGAAGGTTTGACGCTTACAAGTGCTACCGATGTTATTTTTGCTAATTTACCGTGGTCGCCTGCAATTTTAAAACAGGCGGAGGATAGAGTACACAGGATAGGTTTAAGTCATAGCGTTAATATCCATTATTTCCTTGCTGAGGGTACAATTGATGAGCATATTTACGAGGTTTTACAGAGTAAGACCTCGCTGTTTGAAAAGGCTATCGCAAAACAAGTCTTACAAAAAATTTTGAAAAAATTTTAAAAACCTACTTGACAGCTTTATTGTATTATAGTAAGATAAAATCAGAAACAGGGAGGAGGTGAATAATTATGTGGATTAAAACAGATTTTGGTAGCTACATTAACCTTGATTATGTTAATACTCTCCGGGTTTTTAAAGATTTTAACCCAGTTAAGAATGTATACGTTGTAAAACTTGAAGCTTATGTCGCTGATGGGTCTTTTAGACTTATTACGGTGTCCGCTTTTAACAATGAAGAACAAGCTAATGCTTATGCCTTGAATTTACAGCAATATTTAGATTACGAGTTAGAAGTAATAACATTTAAAGGAGGTGTTACCAGTCATGAAAAGCCCTATACAGTACTTGAGGGAGAAAGCTAAACTGTCAAGAGCTGAATTAGCAAAGGCTTTAGATGTTAGTTATTCAACATTAACTGCCTGGGAACTTGGAACTTTTAAAACCTTGAGTACTGATAGTTTATTTAGAGTTGCCAAGTTTTTTAATGTAGACCCTGATTGGCTTTTACGAGAATACGAAAAATTTAGAAAGGAGATGTTAGACCATGACCAAAAAGACTAATGACTTACCTGCTATGCCTGAGACTAAAGATTTAGTAAATGAGTTAATGGAACAAGACTTATCGCAAATTGATTTTACCCCTGCCCGTATTAAAATTATGCACCGTGAACGGTTATTTGTACTACCTGATAACCGAACAGTTAAAAGCTTTAAAGGTATAGTTGTAAAATTCCAAAAGACCCGTGCTTTATGGGAAGAAGGTAATGAATTACCGTCTTGCCGGAGCTTTGATGGAATTCGAGGAAGTACTCCTGAAATACCAATCCAGAAAGATTGTGCTACTTGTGAATTCAACGTTTACAATCCTGAATTAAAGCGTAAGCCTTGTAAAGAAAGTAGAGTTTTGTACGTACTGCCTGAAGGTGGTGCTTTACCTATTGTACTTACATTACCACCGACAAGCTTGAAGGCGTGGGATGGTTATGTTTCCTCTTTAGCAAGTATGGGTAAAGCTACACCAATTGTAATCACAGAATTCCGTTTAGAGAGTAAAGAAAAGAATGGTTTTAGTTATGCAGTCATAGCACCAGAGTTTGTTGACGATGTACCAGTTGATATGATGCAAGAAGTTTTACGTTATCGTAATATTTTGGCTAATAAGTTTAATGACGACATTTTGATTAATGAAAGTGAGGGCTAACTTATAACGGTTAGCCCTCGGAAAGGGGGTTTATATATGGAATACTGTACAATATGTGAAGATTTAATTGAAGAAAAACCGGAGTATGAATGGTACAAGTATCCTGTTTGTAAGTATTGTGTTGATGAATATGAAAGTAAATTTGACATTGAAATTTTGCAAACGTTATGCGAACTTTTGGAAAGCTATGCTGAAAACGTAGTGATTGAACACATAGAAAATGGCTACTTTATGCATATAACCTGGTATGTACCTGAGTATTTACAGGCAAAAATAGAAGCTATACTGGATGTTACTGGTTGGAATATAGAGGTTGATGAAGACAACAAGTTGACTATACGCAATATTAAAATTTTTGATGACTATGCATTATTGAAAGGAGATATTTAAATGTGGGTTAAGTATAATAATTGTTTGGTTAATTTAAACAGAATAGTATCAATACGTACGTATGTAGGGGATATAACGGTATATGATATTTACGGTGACAAAAAATATTATCGAGCGAATTTAAGTTTTTTCTTTGATAGTGGAGAATATGAAATGTTTTCTTTTGATAAATTTACTACAGAAGCAAAAGCGGTAGAATTTTTAGAGTTGGTACTTAAGCAAATAATTATGTTCGAAGCTACCGGATTTAAGTATTTAAATTTAAATGAGTGTATTAGAAGTAAAGCAGATGAACTTGACCCTATATTTATTTTGTCTGTTTGTGCCCGAACAATATAAAGAGGTGTGATGTTATGACGCATTTATCCGTAACTCAAATTAATATGTTTTTAAGATGTCCCAAGCAGTATTATTTCCGTTATATCGAAGGTAAGAAAATTCCTCCTGCAGGAGCTATTGTTAAAGGTATCGTAACACACAAAGCCATCGAGGAAAACTATAAATATAAAATGAATAATTTCGAGGATTTACCGGTCAACGATGTTCTTGATATAGCAGCTCAAGCTTTTACAGATTATGTCACTAATAACGAAGTAGATTGGCAAGACGAACCACCTAATAAAGTAAAAGATGACAGTATAAAGCTCACTAAATTATATCGTTTACAAGTAGCCCCGGAAGTTATGCCCGTAGCCGTCGAAGCCCAGGTTGAGTTACCCATCAATGACGAATATTATTTGTTAGGTTTTATAGACCTCGTAGATCACAATCGTAATATCCGGGATACCAAAACTACCTCAAGAACGCCCTCCGTAAATAGTATTGAAAACAGTATACAGCTTATAGCATATTCAAAAGCCTACCGTAAGTTATTTAATTCCACCGAAAATCAGATTATTTTAGACTATTTGGTCAGCACCAAAGACCCGAAGTATGTAAACTTTACCCGTAAAATTGATGATAGTGAGTTTGAATTTTTTGATGACATAGTCAACAATGTTATTACTGCCATCAAAGCTGGAGCATTTCCTCCCAACCCAAATAACTTCATGTGCAGTCCCGAGGGGTGCGGATATTATAAATTGTGTCGGAGGAGGATGTAAATGGCTCTTGACAGAGATAAATTATATGGCTTGTCGCTTGAAGTTGTTCAATTGTTAATGCGTAAAAACAACGATTACGGCTCAAGCTATTTTGAACTTCGAGATGAATATGGCTATGTTGCTTTTCTTGTCCGACTTGCGGACAAGTTTGCCAGGTTAAAACATCTTGCGGAAAATAAACCAGCTTTTGAGGATGAAAGCGTTGAGGATACACTAAAAGACATTGTAGGTTATTGTTTGCTTGAACTTTATTATCAAAATTTTGTTAAATAGGTGGTGGTTTATGGGAGTAATAATTGACCCTGAGAAGTTGTTAAATACTTTGAAAATTACAGATTATATGATAGATTATGAAGTATTTACAGTTTACGTTAAAAAGAAACAAGCTGGTAAACTTTGGCGTTACTTCGAAAAACATGCTTACGCTAAAAATTTTAAAGCGTACGGTTGGAAGTGGGTGGTTGTATAGTGGTTGTTAGAAATAGGCACAGTAAAGCACGTTACGAAAAAACCTGTATTATATGCGGGGCTACTTTTAAAGCCCCGCATCCTGACCGTAAAATATGCTCTGATAAATGTAATGGGATATTAGCTCAACTAAGGCATAGTAATATTTGCTGGTTTTGTCGAAAGGCTAACCCTCTATTTTGTTTATGGGTACGAGAGTTTAAGCTACCGCCGGGTGCAGTTTTAACAGGTAAAAACAGACGTATTTTAAAATGCCCTGATTTTATACCGGACGATGATGTTGTATATTATTTTACCGAACGAGGTGGTGATAATGAACCGCAGACAAAAGCGTCAATTAACGAAAGCTTTAATTAATGCTAACCGTGAAGCTATTTATAAAGTGATAAGCGATGAGCTAATGACCGTTCGAAAATCAGCGTATAAACAAGCAATTAAAGATTTAACTATCGTTTTTACGATAGCTCTTATAGATGAATTCGGTTTTGGTAAACAACGTTTAATAAAATTATTGACTAAAGTTAATAATTATTTTGAATGTATTTTAGATGATTACGTGGCACTTGAAGATTTCCAGCAAGAGTTGCATAAGAAAGGTATTGATATTAACGAAATTTTAGAGGGGAGGTGATTTTGATATGAACCCAATTGAAAGAATTGATAACGAAATTAAAAGAATTCAAGAAGAAATTTCTAAATTAATTAAACAAAAAAGAGCGTTAGAAGCTGAAAAAGAAATGCTACTTAACCTTCCAGTTACCTGCCCATCCTGTGATGGCTCCGGTGAAGAAAGTTATGTTGATGCGGCAGGAGATACAGATATAAGAGATTGTAGAACCTGTAGAGGGCTCGGTAAAATTTCAAATATTAAATGTAATTGTGGTTTTGTAATAACAACAGATATGATAGCACTTCGTAGAGAAACATTTCCAACATGTCCTAAATGTGGAAGTAGTCTTGGTGGTCAATATCGTGGATGGTAAAGGAGGTGACGACAATGAAGGTGGAGATATAGGTTTTAGTATAAATGGTTATGAAATCCATAAGTCAGATATGGTAATAAATCTATATACTGGGTTTAATGATATGAAAGGAAAAATGATTTATGAAGGAGACATTCTACAGACACTTACGTTGATTGGGGTAGTTAAGTGGGATGATTATTTTGGATGTTGGCGGGTTGTAGATTTAGACAAAGTATTTAACCCAGCTCTCACTTATTCAAGAGCTAAAGAAAGTAATATTATTGGTAATATCTTTGAAAATCCTGAACTGTTAGGAGGCAACGACAATGTTTAACTGCTATGAATAAAAAAGAATTATCAAATAAAAAGCATGGTATTAGTGAATATGAAAAGTATAGAAAAAGTATTCAACTTTTACGGGAGTTTGTGGAAAAAAGTAGTAAAAAGATTAAAAGAGAAGATATCATTAGAGAGTGGAACAATTACTTATAAGAGGTGGTATTGTTTGTTGAAAAAAGCTTTATTCATATTACTAATAACTTTTTTAATAAACTCAACAGCTTTAGCAGTTACTCCAGTACCTATTGAGGTGCGGGAGACCTGTAAAAAGGAAGGAGGAATGAACGAGTTGTTAATTCCTACGAAAATCTTGAGTTGCTGTGAGGTGACGCTAAATGAAAGTTGAACTTATTCAAAAACCCAATAACCCGAAAGACTTAATTAACAGAATTGCCAGAATATGCTATAATAAACATAAAAGCGAAGATTATACTAAAGATATCACGGAAGACCTTTTTAATCGTGGGCACTTAAGTATTTTCGAACATCTACATTTTACTTTTTACATTGAAGGTATAAGCAGAGTAACAAGCCATCAATTAGTCCGGCATCGTTTAGCAAGCTATACACAACAAAGCCATCGTTATAGTAAGGCAGAAAGTTATATTAAACCTTCAACGATTGCGGACAAGCCTGGTTTTAACAAGCTGTATACAATGTATCTAAATAATGCTTTTGACCTTTATGAAGCGATGATTGAAGCTGGAATACCTAAAGAGGACGCTCGTTATATATTACCACAAGCAGTAACTACAAATTTAGTTATGACGATGAACGCCAGGTCTCTGATAAACTTTTTACAGTTAAGACTATGCAGCAGAGCGCAAGGAGAAATCAGGAAACTTGCTAACGAAATTTATAAACTTGTTGTTGAAGTGTATCCGGAGTTATTTAGGCTAATTAAGTCAGTTTGTCGGCTGTGTTGGGCGAATATTACTAATACCTGTATATCGAATAAAGGTGGTGATGATTGATAAGATGAAATGTTATCTTTGCGGTGCGGACATGTATGAGGTTTATTACGGTAGTAATATTATCAAGTATTGTTGTATGTATTGCGAAGTTTTAGCTGAAATCTTATTTTCCGACACAGAAAAAGATATAGCCTATTTCATACGCTTTAAAAATCTTAAAAAGCGTAGGGAGGCTAAAAACAATGAAACAAATGTTATTGCAACTACTTGAACAGGGGCTTACCCCGGAAGACCGTTATGAGATATTACAGGAAATAGCATTTAAGCTAAATACGCCTGATGGTATAGCTGAACTATTGCAGGATATTGAAGAAGTTTTAACTATATTCGAATATGGTCAGCGTTATGTTTGTCCTGAATGTTTCAGCGAGTTATCCATAATAACAATTAAAACCTGCCCTTATTGCGGGTGGGAAGAATTGAGGGGAGGTATGTAATATGCTTATTAAAAAGGGTATGAAAGGTAGCCCGGTTATCGAAATTCAAAAAATGCTTAAAACTCTTGGTTATTACAAAGGTAAAATTGATGGTATTTTTGGAAATCAAACCGAGGATGCTGTAAAACAGTATCAACGTAATAAACAAATAGCTATTGATGGTATAGTAGGTGATGTTACTTATACGCTTTTAAGGCATGATTACGATATAAAAATCACACCTAATACATTACCGATAATAAAACCTGCTCCTATTAAGATTACAGGCACCCCACTACCAAAAGCTAACGTAAAATACATAGTTTTACATCATACAGCCAGTACGAGAGATTTAACTTGGCAGGAAATAAATGAAGAGCATAAAGCACGTGGCTTTACTGGGTTTGGTTATCATTTTTACGTTATAAAAAATGGTACAATATATGCAGGACGCCCTCTTAATGTAATGGGGGTGCATGCAAAGGGTATTAATGATATTAGTGTTGGAGTTTGCTGGTCAGGTAATTTTGAGGTTGAAGAGCCTACTCCAGCACAGATAGCAGCAGGTAAACAATTAATTACCTGGTTGCGTTATAAAGTTTTTAGTAAACCTAATGTAATCGGACATTTTGAAGCGGTAAAAATCAATAGGAATGCTACGGTAACAGCGTGCCCGGGGAAAAAGTTTCCGTTGTTGATATTTAAACAATTATAAGAGGGAGGTATTTGCGTGGCTAAAATTATTATTGACACCACAAAAGAAACTATCTTAGATTGCATTGAATTTAGCGGTGAGCCTTTAGACTTATTGGATGCTTTAGATTTACTTATTCGATATATAATAGCAAATGACCGCCTACCTTACAACTTTTACGAAAGATATTTTACTTTACAGCGTATATTTAATATAGCGGTAGATGACCTAATTAAAGTAATCACCGAGGAGGTTGAAGGTGGCGATGAAGCTCCTCCTTATGAACAATAAATTACAAGGTACAGTAAAGCAGTTAATTTTACGTAAGAGGCTAACGAATGTTAGCCTTGTTTTTTCACCACCGTTTACTGTGGAAGGCGATGAAATCGTAGTCGCAATGGGCGATGACGCTTTAAGAGCTTTAGGCTTTCCGGCAAATTCAGTAAACAAAGTACGTGGTTTAATCAAGGAAAAGAATGGCTTGAAAATAGGTGCTACTTATAACCCCGTAATGTATTTAAAAGACCATGATTATTATCAAACTGTCGTAGATGACCTTGTAAAATACTGGAAGATTGAAAATGGCTTGTTAAGTATTAATAAGATTGACCCTGAGTACATTGTTATTGACGATAATAACTTTTGGGGTTTCATTGAAAATTACAAAAACGCTGAGGTGGTTGTGTACGATATAGAAACTACCGGGCTTGATTTTATAAACGATACAATACTCTTTTTAGCACTAACTATTAAATACAAGGATGGAAGCGTTAAAAACTATATTTTACCAAACAAATTACATTTTAGCAGTATTTTTCCACATATACCTACTGAAAATTACAACCCGAATGTAGTTTTTGTTGCTCACAACGGTAAATTTGATAATAAGTTTTTGCGGAAAATTTTAGGTTATAGCCCTCGTTTGGATTTTGACACAATGTTAGCCAGCTATGCTTTAGACGAACGGCAAGGCATACACAGTTTGGAAGAGGTTGCAAAGCGTTATTTAGCGGTAGACGAGTGGAAAACTATTGATTACAAAACTACTGATATGGAAGCCTTTTATAAATACGCTGCTACTGATACCTATGTAACATACCTGCTTTATGAAACTCTGTCTGCTGAACTTGAAAAAGAACCAACGTTGAAAAATTTGTTTTATAATATATTAATGCCGGGCAGCCATGTACTTGAGGAGCTTGAATATAACGGAATTAAAATTGACATTGACTTATGTCAAAAACTAATCGAAGAACATGAAGCACAGATTGCTGATATAGTCAGTAAGCTTCAACAAATAACAGGCAACCCTGACTTTAACCCAAATTCAAACCCGCAGGTTGTGGATTTTCTTTATAACAAATTAAAACTCGAACCAATTAATAAGGAAAAGAACGCTGATAAAAACGTACTCATGCACTATAAAGACATTGAATTTTGTAGTCTGCTTTTACAATATCGAAAACTCAGCAAAACTTTAAGTACTTACTTAAAGCCAATCTTGGAAAAAGCCTTAAAAGACCCCGAACATAGGTTACACACCAATTTTAATCTGCACCGTACTGTAACCGGAAGACTTTCCAGTAGCGAACCTAATTTACAAAATATTACCAGAGGAAGTACTTTGCGGGGTTTATTTATAACGAAGCCTGAATATAAGCTTATACAAGCTGATTTTTCACAAGCTGAACTTAGAACCTTAGCAGCCTTGTCCGGTGATAAATACCTTATTGAGGTTTACCAGCAAGATAGAGACTTACACTCCGAAGCTGCTGCTGAATTATTCGGTGAAAATTACACCAAAGAGCATCGTACTCTTTGTAAGCGAATTAATTTTGGTGTTGCTTACGGTATGACGGCAAATGCTCTGTTAGCTGATGAAACTTTAAAGCAGGAACTTTCTTTCGAACTTACAGAGCAGTTTGCTAACGAGGTTATAAATAAAATCAAAAAACGAATGCCGGTAGCTACAAAGTGGCTTGAAAACCAGGGTATTATAGCTTATCAAAAGGGCTACATCGAAACTATTTTTGGTAGAAGGAGAAGATTTCCGTATATTACTACCGAAAATTATAAGACTATCAGCAGACAGGCTTGTAATTTTCCAATACAGTCTACAGCGTCAGATTTAACCTTGTTAAGCTTAATAGAGCTTAATAAACGTCTTAAACAGGGTAATTATATGGCTCAAATAGTTTTAACCGTTCATGATAGTATACTTATAGAGTGTCATCATACACAGGTCGAGGAGGTACGAAAATTAGTTGAAGAAGTAATGATTGAAGTCCCTGCAAGATATATCAAGGAAGTACCATTTAAAGCCGACAGCTCTGTCGGGGATAACTGGGGTGAGTTGTAGGCTTGACAATATAATCGAATTGGTGTTATAATATAAGTGGGTCATCTGAAACAGGACCGTCCCTGCGTAGGATGGTCTCATTGTAACCACCACAAGGTACAACCACCACAACGAAAGCCCTGCTACCGAGTATTCGGTGCAGGGCTTTCTTTATTCTAAAATCCGCTTATCAAACTTTATAACCGAAACTTTACTCGACAATGCCATTACTCTATGTACCTTGCCATCAGTTAGTTCTTGTTCTTTCATGTAGATTACCAGGGCATCCTGTGTAACTCCTAATTCTCTTGCCAGTTTTTGTAATTGTGTTGTGGTTATTCCTATGTAATCATCGTTTATCACGCCAAATATTTCATTTCCAGGTAAATATTCCGTACTACCGACGAAATGTTTACTATTACTTGCGATAAAGTTACTGATTTCATTGAGCATTGTACTTGAAATGTTACTCTCATCAAGGATAGGTTGTATTTGTATTATATCATCGGCTATCATTTTAACAACGTCAACATCTTTAATTCCAAAAATATCATTAAAAATAATACCGGCTAAAGCTACTTGAGCATAGTATTTATTAACACGTGTTGCAAAAGGTTTCCTTGCAATTGTCAGCATTTCTGCGAATTTATCAGCTAATTCGTTGTAGATATTTATATAGTTCTCGTACATAGTTTTAAATTGCATTAGGTGAGCTACAAGCTCTACTCCAGCATGCCCGTAATTAGTTTTGATAACTTTATTGACTTCGTATATAAAACGTGCTGTTTCCTGTGATACTACGCCGAAAGGACTGCCCCAGAAAGCAATTGACCTCGCTCGCATACCATCTTTGGACTGTGAATTTATTAAAGGCAATTCACCTGTAGTAAACACGACAGTATTCCATGTATAAGTTTTTTGCGTACCTGATATACGACCTCTACCTTTACCCACACCGTTAACAAGGGTATACAGAATAGCTTCCTGCTGATGCTTGTCCCGTATAAGCTGTGTTTCGTCTAAAAAGATTGGCAAATCACCCATTATAGACGCATAGCGTTCGTGGAAAACCCTTGTACTATCAAAGTTACGTATCAAGCTATCAGGGTCGCCCCAAACCGAGGACGCTATTTCCATCGTTGTTGTTTTACCTGTCGTAGATTTGCCTGCATAATCAATTGCAAAATTACTACCATTAATGATACTAATTAGCGGAGGTACACAAGATGCATATATAGCGAAAGCTACTTTGGGGTACGTCGCAATAATACGCTGTATTATTGCGAGCCACTCATCTTTACTACCTTCACGCCGTAAAGCTTTAATAGCTTGTAGCTCCCCACCTGACAGGTTAAATTGCTTGTCCTCTTTAACGATGATTTCGCCACCATCGTTTATTAGGCTCTCACCACATACAAAGAATGATTTATTTTGTTTCCAACCATTACGAGTGAACACATACTCCGAAGGAATACCTGGGTTACTAAATTCGAAAGCAGTAAGGTATTCAACAATTGCTCTTGCATTTATTGAAGTTACCGGTAAGCCTGTTCCTGCGATTTGTGTAAGCCTCCGGTGGTCAAAAGCTATTTCTCGTGGGACAATTACCTTGTCCCATTCGTTGTTGTGGTAAAACATTATTTCGACTTCTTCTATACCATCATCTATAGAGTAAAGCTTCCTTGTAAGTACAATTGGTGAATTACAAACTCTGACAGCTAAGCCATCGCCATTTAATTTTTCAATACCTGCCATACTCAAGCGGTAATTAGGCGCAGGTACTATTAAGTCAGTATCAATGGGTATTGTTGGTAAAACTTCTTTTACTTTTTTACCTCCGTCTGCTCCAGGCATTACTCTTGGTGGTTCTACACCATGCGCAAGGAGTAGAGTAATTCCCGCAACCTTTTCAAGCGGTTTTTCATATGTAGTTTCGACGGCTTTTAAGCGGTCGTTAATTTCAGGGTCAAGAGCTTCCTGGGCTACATACTGCATTATTTGTAAAGCAAGTTCTTTGCTGACATTTGCTTTACGTAAATAACCAGCCAACCCTAAAGCCAATTGATGTCGTCTACCTTCCTGCCACGCTTCTATTAAAGCTGTTCTGAATTGCTCCGGGAAAACTATTTCAAGAATTTGTTCGTCAGTAAGTTTCTCGGCTACTCCTGGTAGTAGTTTTGGTTGATATTCAACAAAGTCATCTGTAAATTTAGCGAAATCTTCTAAAGTATAAAGTGCACCGCTGCTTTCTTCTGTAATGATTTTAGCTGTTAAAATAGTATCTTCCTTGTAGTTATTACTTCCCGGTAAACGGAGTATCCTCGATAAATCACAGGCTTTTAAATCTCCGCCTAATTTCTTCGCTAATACGGCTAATAATCTTTCATAAGCCTTTACTGCTTTCGTTCTTTCATTAACTGCCAACGGCAAATAATAAGGTTCAGAAAAAACCCAGTACAAGTGTCTACCACGACCGGAGTTTACAACGATAGTAGGTTCAGGTATATCTCTCGGTAAAGTATATTCAGCAGCGTCAATATCTACCCAAAGAGCAGGTATAGCCATTATTGCTTTTTTCGTACCTTCCTTGGTTAGTTTAGGACAGACCGCCACAAATACCTCGCTGTCTTGCATTGTGTATAAAGTAAGTAATTTAGCATTGTAATCTATATTGTTTGACAAATCTAAATAATAGTTTTGCATTGATTTACCTTTTTGCTGGTAACGGATATTTAAATAACCATCTTTAAAATTTCCATAAAGTAGAGTTAAATAAGATAGTATATCAGGATTTGGCTGCTCAGGTAATGTAATTACTGTCGTTGACATACTAAACCTCCTTATCTTGGTTTACAAATTGTAAAATGGTATCTTCTGTAATTAAATATTTTCGACCTATTCTAACGGCTTTTAGTTTGCCGGTCTTTATCCACCGCCGTACAGTCATGGTGCTGACTTTTAATAAGTCAGCGACCTCGTTTAAGTCATAGAATTTCAAAGCACCTTGCATCGTAGCACCTCCTTAACTTAATATTATATTAGCAAATATAATATAACATACCTATACATTATTGACAAGTATGAATTTTTATTTTAGTATAGAAATGTAAGGAGGTGCTAAACATTTCTAAAAGTGAAAATTTAAGGATAATTAGCATCGACCCTGGCGGTACAACAGGATATGTTGTAGCTCAGGTTGATAACGAAGTTATTGACCTGTTAGAGTACGGTCAATTACAAGAATTTTATGGTTTAGACAGAATTTTCCAAACCTATAAGCCTGATATTTGTATTGTAGAAGATTTTAGATTATTTACACAAAAAGCTCTCTCGCTTTCAGGACAACGTTTGCCTGCTCCGCAGGTTATTGGTGTTGTGCGGTATCTGTGTTATGTACACGATATAAAGTTAGTATACCAAACACCAGCGGAAAAAGAATGGGCAACGAATGACAAGCTTTCTCCGTACAGAGTAAAAGGCACTCATGCGAAAGACGCTTTACGACATCTATTATATTATTGGAGGTGGAAAATAATTGCAAAGTCGAGAAGTCATATTAAACTTAACCGGAAACAATCCAGAACTAAAACTGGTGTTGACCGGTGATTGGCATTTTGGGCATCATAGCTTTCTTGAAGATGGTTTTAGTAAAATGTTAAATTACATAAAACAATATGACGCAAGAGTATTAATAACCGGGGATATCTTTGAGATGGCAGTTAAGGATACTGCACATACTCCAGGCGAAGCCAAGGATGAGTACACTTCTGTTATAACGGAAGTTTATGAAAAATTAAAGCCTGTCAAAAATAATATTGATGGTATAGTTGTTGGTAATCATGATTTACGAGGCAAGCGAAATGCTGGTTTAGAACCTACCGAATTACTTGCAACCATGCTTGATATTAAAGATAGTTTTTTAAATTATCAAGGATTGGTGCATTATCGAATTAAGTATGCGCATAATTGTAAAGCCAGCTTTGATGTTTGTTTATGGCACGGTAACGGGAGAGCTTCTACTGAAAAAGCTGCTTTCGATTTAATGTTTAAAATGACCAGAAGAATTGACGCTGACATATATGCTATGGGACACACTCATTTCCTTATCGACACAATCAAACGCCGAAAATATTACAATCCTTACAAACATAGGTTAGACTGGAAATATACATACTTTATTAATACAGGTTCATTTATGGATTACGACGAAAATTACGCTGACATGGCAGGTCATGAGCCTAAAATACCTGGTTTCATGGTTTTACATATTACTTTTAACAAGTATGGCGTACATAATTTTAAAGTAGAACGTGTTATAGTTTAAAAAAGCCTTTAGGCAATGCCTAAAGGCTTTTTTCGTTTTTAGCAGCTAACCATTTTGCCAGTTGTGCCATACCATCTACAAAACCCTCGACAGCTACATAACCTAACAATGCATACAAAACATTTTTAACAGCATCCTCAGGGATATCCGGGTAGTAAACTTTAAGGATTGCCACCACCGCTGCTGCTATTGCCATCCATAGCTTCCGGCTCTTGAACTTGTACCCCATTATTATTTAAACCTCCTCTTAAATTAGTATTCTTAACAATCCTCACTACTCCCGAAGCAAAGTAACCTCCGAGAATAGTTAAAGTATTCCATGTAACCACATTAAAGAAATCAACCTCACGTTCAGTTAAACCGTTATGAAGCAGGTAAATTGCTAAAATAAAGTAAAAAGTTATAAATGTTAAGGAAATTATGTCAGTTATAGACAAACCATCAGGGTCATTCCAAAAACCTTTAAGCATAGTCATCACCTGTTATTAAGAGCTATTTGTACTAAAGTTAAAATAAACGACCCTAATGCTGTTAGAGCCGACGTCATTACCCAAAATTGAAATTTGTAAAAACGGTCTTCGAGTTTTGTAAAATCTTCCGCTAAATTGTTAATCTTAGCTTCCTGTTCTGCAATTCTGGCTATTAAATCGGTATGATTTAAACAGTTAAAATTAACATCAGCCATTATTGACCACCCCCGATTACAGTATTCCATCTATATTGTTGAATTATCTGATACTCCTCGGGGGTTAGTGGATAACCTAACCTCGCTTTTGCTAAAATTTTTGCTACTTCTTTTACTGAGTAAGTATCAGGATTAATCGTGGTAGTATTTGGATTATAAAGCGGATTAGCTTCGAGGCTTTGAGGCTCCGTAACCTGTGGTGTTACGGGTAAATAATTAACTGCTACTTGTGATGCTAAATTTAATAACGGGTCTTGCTGTAAAACTCGTTCCATTGCTTGACTTTCTCTATTATAAGTTTCTCGCTCAAGTTCATCATTGAGACGCTTTACAAGGTCATTTTGATTAGTTATCTTTATCCCTTTACTATAAAGTTTCCATAAAACTTTAGCAGTAAATTCAATATCGGGCGTAACTTCACCTTGTTGCATTATTGCTACTAAATTGTTAAGCGTCGGTGCGACGATATCTTTATTTTTACCACCTCTTGTTACAACTCCAGCTTGCTTCAATGTCTCAATAGTTGCTTGTATAGACGGTTTCGTGTAAAGGTCTGGTAATTCAATATTCTGTGTTGAACCTTTCGACTGCGCTAAAACAGCTTGACGATATTCAGGCTTGACATCTTCGATAGTTATATCACGCAAATCATTTTGTAGTTGGCTCAACCTATCGTAAAGTTTGTAGTTTAATTGTTTATAATCATCAGACTGTTTTATGTAAGCCTTCTTCGACAATCCTAAAGCAGTCCATATATCTGGCTTTGCTGTAGCTCCATCTTCGATTTTCTTATCAGTCGTTGACATTGCCATAGCACGTCCTGGCACACCAAGTAATGTTTTTAGTAAATATTCTTTTGTATTTTTAATAGGTTTATCGCTATAAGTAATCTCCTTCCCTAAATGCAGTTCTAAAGGTGCTTTAATTACTGGGCTTAAGCCTGATAATATCAAGTTACGTAGATTATCCCATCTCACATCATTTTTTGCTTCCTTGTTACCAGCCCGTATTCTAAATAAGTCAGCTACGGGTAATGGTATACCGAGGTAATAAACTTTTCCACCTTCGTGTTTTAGCGGTATAGCTGCAATGTCTTGATAAGCCTCTGGTACTAAATCAGGATTTACGTCTTCTTGCATCATCTGGTTTTGAATAATATCATAAATATTATTCACTTTATAAGGCTTCTTAACAAGCATTTCTGCTTGCAACGGTAAGTTCTTACGTAACCATGTATAAAACGGTATTGCTAAATCTCTAATAGCTTGTTCGGTAGGCGTTAAACTGCTGTAATCGAAATGGAGTTTATTGACATAATCAATAGCTTTACGAATATCCCCACCTGAACGCTGTAAACCTCTTTCTAACGCTGCTGCACGGTTTATCTTTTCTACGATACTCCCTAATTTCTGATTTAGTTTAAAAGGTGATAACTTATGTTTATTACGGTTTAAAATATTTTCAATCAACTCAACTGACGGCGCACGACTACTACCAAGAAAAGCAACTGGGTTATCAATACCAGCAAGTCGCATTGCACGTAAGAAGTTTTCATCTTTCCTTACTATCTTACGACCAGCATTTATGTAATCCTTTATTACCTGTGCCATATTGTCAGCACCTAACCAGTTTTGATAAATACCACCAAGTAAGTTGACTGCATGGAAACGGGGTGACATTGTTACTAATTTTTTCCATAAACTATTAAATGCTTGTACTGACTTTAAAGCGCCGTATTTATTACCGTGCTGTAATTTTTGTGCTTGTACTATATGTCTATATACTTCGGGGTGGATTGCCTTGTCTTTTAGTTCAGGGAAAATTTCACCTAAATTGGTTTTAGTTAAGTAAGTATCAGGTGCTTCTTCTACGTGTTTAGTAAAACCTTCGGCTAAAATTTTTCGTATTCTGTCACGATGCTTCAATGCTTCACTTTCCATTAAGCGTTTAACAAGGATAGCTCGTAAATCATCGACAACCTGTCGTTCAGGGTCTTTAGACATATATTGTTTAGCTTGTTCGATTGTGCTGAATAATCTTTCTTTCTGGAAAGGCGCACTTCTGCTTCCAACTTCATATAATGGGTGCATTTGGTCTACTACTCGGTCATCTATAATCTTATCAAGTAAGTTATCTATTGACAATTGATTACGTTTTTTAATGGTATAAATTGGTAAATAATATTGTCTAAAGTTATAACCACGTATCTTTTTTTCAGTTTCATATGCTTCATCAAGTGTTTTTCTAATAGCTCTCGCTGCTTGTACTACATCAGGAGAAAGCTTTTCAATAACTTTTTTGTAAATGGGTGTTAAATCTTCTCCAGCTTTTTTACCAACTTTAACTTTACCACGTAAAACAGCATCGTAAACCGTGTTTAACTTTCCAGCAGGGATACCTTTAAAAACTTCATGCTTGGCTTCAAGTAACTTACGAACCTCTGTTAACTTCTTCTCTGGTATTTTTTGTAATAGTCTAATAGCCTTATCATATGCTTCATTTTGTTTTAAAGTACCTTCTTTATATAAAGTGTTTACAAAATCTTTGATTGCTTTATATTCTTTAACATCGCCGACCTTACTTAATTTAACGTAATCCCTTGAAAACGGTGCTACCATGGTATCTACAATGCGTGCTATACCTGTTTTTTGGAGTGCTTTTAAGCCTGTATTTAAAACTTTCTCTGTTGTTGCTAATTTTTTAGCTCCTTGTAGCACTGCTTTTACCGGTGCTGAACCTAATAGATTTAACGGGTCGGCTATGACATCTATAGCAAATCCTGCTACCTTGCGACCTAAACCTTTATTCATTCCGAGCGTTTGTAAAATCTTTTCACCAGTATAATCTTCTGTCTGCGACCAACCCTTTTTTAACCCTTCTAAAGCACTTTTACCCCGTAATGCTTCAGTTACTGCTCCGAAAATAGCGTTTTGTGGTTTGTCAAGTTTACTTAACCACTGTAAAACAAGTGGCATAGACTTTTTGACTTCTGGTACGGGCTTATTTAGCATTTCATATTTACGCTCAAGAGTTGCTATTTTCTGGGTGTTCTGTAAAATATCAGGTAATTTTGGGTGGACTGCTTCCATCTGTTCTCTTGTTTCACGTATAGTAGGTAATTGTGTTTGTTGTCTCCAGCGTTTTATAGCTTCAATTAAGTCATCGTATTCATCTTTCTTAACATAATATCTTTTTGTTTTCGGATTGTAGTATAACTTAACCAATATGTATCACCACCTTACGGTGTTAAATTTAATAGATAAGTTTATACATATCTCTTACTGCTTTGCTTGTGGTGTTGTTAAATACAGCATTGCTTACCGAATTGTTATTATAATATCTACTTACAGCATTCCTGAATTTTGAACCTATGTTAGCTGGTTGGGTAGATTTCTTAGTGCTATTCGTCGATTTATTACTTGATTTACTACTTGATTTAGTACCGCTACCACCGCCACCGTACTGTTGTAAAAGATTATTTAAATCAACACCGACGTAACCACCACTACTTCTACTTGTTAAAGCCTTCCGCAACTCATGCTCAGCTAACGTAGAATAAAGTTTTGATTGAATATCAGCTTGAATACTCCTACCTTGCAAGTAATTATTTGCATTTTGACTTTGAGCGTCAACACCTATACGAGCTTTATCGGTAGCAAGGTTACCTTGTAAATTATAGTTTTGTAAAATTGAATTTAACCTGTCCATTGCAGCGTTCCACGCTTGATTAGCTTGTTGCAATGCTAAATTGTTCGATTGTATTACATTATCCGCATTGTAACGCTGTGCAGTTAAACCTAAATCAGAAGTTTGTAAAGCATTACGAACAGCATCGCTTAAAGCATTTATTTTAGTATTATAAACAGCTTGTTGTGCGTTAAAGGCGTCCTGTGCTTGTTGTAACGCCAACTTATAACTTTCTAAATCATTATTCATTAAAGCTGTTGCCATGTCATTTAAAGCTGCCTGTTTTTGACGCTCTAACTCAAGTAAAGCTTGCTGCCTTAAAGCAAGTGCAACACCGGAATTAAACAAACCACGTGCCTCAGCTTCTGCATCAGCTTGGGCTGCCAATTGTTTATCCAAACCTTGATACATAGGATTTATCATAGACAAGGCTTTTTGTATAGCCTCATCCCATGTCATACGTTTATAATCTGGTGGAGTATAAACTGGTGCTTGATTTAAAGCTTCATCTAATGCTTGTTGTGCTTGGTTATAAGCTGACAAATCAACGCTTACTTGAGGTACGGGTTGTAATTCTGGTTGTTGATATTGCGGTGTATTATTAATTAAATCTTTTAAGCTATTTAAGACATCATCCAACGCCGAAAAGTCTGGTTGTACCTGAGGTACATTATTAACTGCATTTGATATTGCATTTAAATTAGCTGCTGCTTGTGATGATGTTTTAGGTGTTTGTGTTTTAACAGGTGCTGCT